GGTAGAGCAGAGGGTAACAAAGGAGCATAGGGCTAACCACACGCATCTGGAGACGCTCAGGGAGCAGAAGTTGGACTTAGGCAAGGGTTATGATAGGTTTGGCACTAAGACCACTGCTGACAGGCCGCAAGGCACCAACATCAACATAGAGGTTTAACATGGCTAACACCTTTGAGAAGATCCTGAAATATAAGCTTATGCCGCGTCTGATGATGCTGGTAATGACGGTGATGTATATACGCTGCATCGAATGGGCGCTTCAACAGCCTGATCTTAGTACGCAGCAGAGTGCGCTTATTAGTGTTGTTAGTGGCGCTATGACTGGCGCGTTTGCCGTGTGGCTGGGGTCTGAGAAATGATGCAGTTCATAGGGCCAATAGCAAACCTTGCTGGATCATGGCTGCAAGGCAAGGCTGATAAGAATGCAGCGGAGGCCAAGCTAAAGCTAACTGAGGCAGAGGCCAAAGCCAAGATCATGCTGTCTGAAAAGACCAGCGTTGCCGATTGGGAGCGCATCATGGCTGAAGGCTCGCAGAACAGCTTTAAGGATGAATGGCTTGTGGCTTTGTTTTCTGTGCCACTGGTGCTTTCATTCTGCGGCGAATGGGGGCGCACAGCCGTTGGAGAGGGGTTTGTAGCGCTAGACGCCATGCCAGACTGGTATCAGTACACTTTAGGCGTTATAGTCGCTGCTAGCTTCGGAGTTCGCTCTGCAACAAAGTTCTTTAGGGGGAACAAATGACATTCAAGTTATCACAGCGCAGCCTTGATCGGCTAGAAGGCGTAGACAGCCGCATGGTGGCAGTTGTTAAGATGGCCATCAATCTAACCAAAACTGACTTTGGCGTTGTGCAGGGTGTGCGCACACTGGAGATGCAGAAAGCATTGGTTGCTAAGGGTGCTAGCCAAACCATGAAGAGCAAGCATCTGGATGGCCTTGCAGTTGATATAATGGCTTATATTTCGGGCAGGGGATCATGGGAGCTAAACCTTTATGACGATCTGGCTGACGCAATGGCAGAGGCAGCTAATTCACTTGGCATAAAAGTACGCTGGGGGGCTGCATGGCAGATCGACTGCATTGGCACATGGAAGAGCCAAGGTCGATCTATGGAAGATGCCATGAACGAATATGTGGATCTGCGTAGAGGTCAGGGTCGAAGGCCATTTATTGATGGCCCTCACTTTGAACTAATGATATGACGATTTGGGGTCAGCTTCGGCTGGCCTCACGAACCACCCAGAAATCTTAATATGCTGTCATCCATAGCCTGCTGCGTAAAATCGGCAGGCTTTATGCGTACCGTTTTGCCGGTTGGTGGGCCACGCAGTATAAACAAACGTATATCCATAGCTACATACGCAAATATTTGCGCATCGCCATTGGCGCGTGTGAATGAGTAGTACAGTGGGCGTTTGCGATCTGGTCGTGGCCTGAAGGTTGTCTTGACCTGCAAAGTGACAAGCTCACCGTTGGCTGACTTAACCCAAAGGTCATCACCCTCCATATCTACCCGATGGCAGCGTATCCCGCGCTGCTCAAGTTCGGCTGCGACGAGAAACTCGCCTGCACGTCCGATACTGTTTCTGTTGGCCACGCATAAAAATACCGCATAATCAATGATTTGACCACGCGGTATTTTGTGTCGGGATATTTAGCAGTCAACCTACAAGCGGCGCTCATCCTTTGTGCTAATGCGATATAGCTGCTGGCCATGAATATAAGACGTTTTAACAATCCTACGCCGGTCGCGTAGGGTCTTTAAGCCAAGGTCAATATGCGTCACATCTTGCTCAATCATGCTGCACAAATCACCCACAGATAGCTCACCATGCCTTCTTAGGCAGCGCTCAATCTCCTTGCGTAATTTTTCTATTGCCCAAGGCTTGTGAGAATAAGGGTGCATATCATCTCGCCCAATCATGCGGCGGTGCATCCTTGCGTTTTCTATGACAGCCATTTCTTTCCAGCGGTCTAGCAGCGTCATCTGTTCATTCATAGGCGCTTCTCCAACATGCTGCACAGCGACATGATTTCCTCAGCGCGTTGCTTCATTGTGCGGCGCTCTGGATTGCGCCCAGCATCCATTCGCATAATATCTGCTTTGCGATTAATAGAGCGCACAATCATCAGCGACGTTGGCTGATTTGGCTGTGTATCATCTTCATCAATATAATCGCCCACGGTTGAGCAGTTTTCGATCTTTGATAGATCCCATTTAGCCATTGTTGTTCTCCATTGCTTTATACTTCTTCCAGCCATACAGCGCCGACGCGGCAAGGCATGTCACACCCACTTTCCCAATGATCTGCCCGTCGATATGCGCGAGCGATCCAAAGGCCAGCCATAGGAAAAGCACACTGTCTATCACGCTGCCGACTACACCGCTGGCCAATATGCCTAGCGTTCTGCTGCGCTCTCTGATTTTGCTATACACTGCGAAGTCGCTTAACTCTGAGATGCCAAATGCGACAAGCGATGCAACAGCGATAAACGGGTCAGCCAGAAGGTAAGAAAGCACCGCGCCAACTGCTATAGCGTAAAGTGCAAAGCGCGGGCCAAGCCATTCATGCACCGCGTCACGCAGCAGCAATGCAGCGCCAATCATAAGCACACCGCTTGGTGCCATCACGCCAAAGCCTACTGGTATCAGGCATGGGCCATCTGGTACGCAAAACGCACCAACATTGCCAATCATATAGTTTGCGGCTGGTATCGTTGCAGCATAAGCCGCTGCTGCTATGTAACCTTTATTCATAATAATATCTCCTGTTGAGGTCGTGTTTCCCAGCGAGCTGGGGTTTGCATGGCATCCCACCTATCTGCCATTTGTCTGGGTGATTTGTGGGGCAAGTGATGATTTTGAGCAATGTCTGTGCTGTCTACGCTAGCAAAAGGCCATTGCTTGCCTGATAATTGCATCCCCCTAAGCATATGCAGCACTGGCATTCTGCCAAACTGTTGGGATAAAGCGTTAAATGCCTCATCCATCTTAAAGCACCAAGGCTCTGAAAGAACTGTCGCATATTCTGCGGTGCTTCCAATGCAGACCCTTGGCCACTCCTCGCAAAGCGCTAGCAAGCGATATATTGGCTCATCCATATGCCAGACTGGTGCGCCTTTTTTGCCATGCGGCCACTCTCTGATAAGCGCGTCTTGCTCTTGCGAGCCTGCGTCAATGACGTCAGGAATAACTGCCCACGTTGTTGGGTAATCCAGCCACTTATCGCACCAGTCGTAAAACTTATTCCAATCTGTATCCTTGCCACTTTTCCACTTGCTGAATGCGCCATTATCGAGCATCACACTTTGAGCAATCTGATGGCAGCGTGATACATCGTCAGGGCGAATATGAGACACGCAGAAGTGTCTCCCCGCTAGTTCAAGCAACGCTGCAATCGGTGTGATTGGTGTGCCGTGGTAATGGATCACTGGTTACTCTCCTCTATCGGCTTGCGCTTGGGGCGCACGGTGTTTGTTTCTTCATGCTGTATGACGCATTGCACAGGGCCATATAGATTGGCTTTGTGCTTTTCGATAAAGTCTGCGCATTCATATGGCGATGAAAATACCATTAGGGCAATCCATGTTGTTTTTGTCATTCTTGATCCTCCCCGCGCCAATCATAATCATCTTCATCTGAACAATAAGGACACGGCTCTGTCCATGTTTCCCATGTTGCACTATCAGGCGTTTGCATAAAGCTGCGGCGCTCTATGCGGCCCGTACCATCACATTCTCTGCAATAGCTCATTGGTACACGCTCATATCAATAGACCACAGCGCCATAGATACGCGCTCTTGGTCTGCCTTCTGGCGCACCTCTGCTTTGCATATTCTGCCGTGGCTATGCATATGCTCCAGCACATTACTTAACCTTCGGGTTTCCATATCGACTGCCTCGCTAATGTCTGATGTTTCGCAGTATGAAACCTCTGGGCTGCTCAGGAAAGCAATAATTTCATCAGCTATCTCATCCCAAGTGCGCTCCCTTGGCGCTTCTTCGATTGGCTCAGGGCGCATATCGCCAAACATTTCCCTGAACATTTCCTTCGCAGGACGAGCTTTTTCTACATAGGCGGCAACCCAAGGTGTGCGGTCTGCGTTATACTGCGTATTGCGCACTAAGATGCCGGTGCAGATGTCATCGATCTGAGCATCACATTGCTGAGATAAACGCGGCGAAACATGTACGCTTTCGCCAGTATCAACGCGCACTCCAAATGTCGTGCCGTTGTCCATCATGTGAGTGATTACAAAATCATGTGTTGTTGTGAGGTTCATTGGTAAACTCCTGCAAAAAATAAACCGACAATTAGTATTCCGAAGATGCAGATAGCGCCTATGACATCTCCAAAGATGCCAAGGCTGTTTTCCATATCGCGCAGCATGACGCGGAGTTTTGTTATATTATTCATTTCATTTCCTTTCATTAGGTAGTGAATATATCATTATGCTATCCCTTGACAGTTTGCAAGCACTTATATATCAAAAATATAGCAAAGGAGAATTGCAATGGAATTACATCAGTTGTTGGTGCGCATAGACCCAGATTTAGTTGAGGCTATGAAGATCATAAAGAAAAAAGAGCGTCGTAGTATGGCAGGCATAGTAGAAGGCGCATTGCGGGATTACCTCGCAAAGCGTGGCATTCATGTGGAGCAACCAGCAGTAGATGGTTAATTCACGCGCAAAAGGCGCACAGTTTGAGCGCAGTATAGCCAATTACCTATGGGATAACCTTGGGATTAAGTTCAAGCGTGATCTTGAGCAATACCGCGAAGGCGATCACGGTGATCTAGTGCCAGAAAAAGGCGTAAACTTTCCATTCGTTATAGAATGCAAGCGCTACAAATCTGGCGATGGAATGCGCCCAGACTGGTGGGGCCAAGCCAGTCGCGCCGCAAATCGCGCAGGAAAGCTGCCGTGTGTTGTCTATAAGTTTGACCATCGTGACGTGCGTGTTGTCGTTCCTCTACACGCGGTCATGTACGAAGAAAAAGACAACGGATTTGTCGCTGTCTTGGATTTAGAGGGATTTTGCTACTTAGTTAGGGAGATGATGAATGATTGATCCCAGCATGTCCAACCACGCCTACCATGAGCGTGAAGAAATCAGCAGCAGTGATGTCAAAGCTGCGTCTAAATCATTGGCTCACTGGAAGGGCGCTGTACGCTCCGAAACGCCTGCTCTGGCGCTGGGAACGGCTTTTCACGAGCTAACCCTAGAGCCAAGCGAAGGGCGCGTTATACGCGGCCCAGAGACGCGCAGAGGTAAAGCGTGGAGCGAAGCCAAGGAAGAAGCAGAGGCGCAAGGTAAGGTTCTGCTAACGCAAGGCGATTACGACATTTGTAATGCAATGGCAGAAAGTGCATTGCGCCACCCAAGGGTAGCCTCAATCGTGAAGCATCCCAGCGCAATGATAGAGCATAGCATATTTGTCACTTGTCCAGAAACAGGGCTGAAGCTTCGCTGTAGGCCAGACTGCTATGTAAAAGAAGGTGGCCTGCTGCTGGATCTAAAAAGCACTTTAGACGCTGGGCCATCAGAGCGTGAGTTTCAGAAGCATATCTGGTCATACAATTATGATTTGCAAATGGCGTTCTACAGATATGTGCTTGCAATCGAAAAGCTGCCTGTGACACACTGCATATTCGCCGCAGTGGAAAAATCACCGCCATACGCTGTAGGGGTTCACGTCCTAAGCAATGGCGTATTGGATTATGCGCACCAACGAATGATGAATATTCTGCGGCGCATAAAGAAGGCTCAGGATGAGCAGTCATACCCGACTGATTGGCCTGAGGTTAATATCATTGAACTACCAGAATGGTTAAAAGCAAAGGAGCAATAAATGCAATATACCATCAAGAACGTTAAAGCGTTGTGGCCACGTATCAACAAAACCTACAAATATTCCGCTGAGGAACAAAGATCAGTGCCATGTGATCCCAAAGATCCCAATGCGGCATATGAGATGTCAATCAAGATGACACGCGATCAGGCGAAGGTTTTGCTAGATGAAATGCGAAAAGCATATGCAGCAAAGCGCAAGCCAGAATGGCCAGAAGAGTTTAACATGCCATTCAAGAAGGATGGCGATGAAATCTTTATCGCTAAGGCCAAGCTTAAAGGCAACTATAACGGAGAGCTAACCGATGGCGTTGGTCAATATGACGCCAAAGGTAATAAGCTGGCAGATGACTTTATGCTAACCACAGACAGCACCGTAAACGTGGCAGTGACATTCGTGCCATATAACATGCGCGATGCCGGTGTGTCGCTCAGGCTGCGGGCTGTGCAAGTCATAGAGCATAAGCCACTTCAACAGGCATCACCATTTGCTGCAATGGAAGGGTTCGTCAGCATTGCAGACACAATGCCAAAAGATGATCCATTCGGGTTGCCAGCGGCCACACCAAAAGCGGCTGTCATAGATGCACCAGCAAGCGGAACATTTGATGATGAAATCCCGTTCTAAATAAACGTAGGGCGCTGCGTGGGAGAGCGCAGCGCCCTTATAAGGAGCAGTATGAATATGGAGTTTATAATGGGAAACAACAAAAAAGACAAGTATCCAGATGCACAATGGCACGTCTGGGGCGAGTTAATAGCCAATCAGCTAGGGCTGAAAAGGCATGGCAGCGAATATAAAGGGCCATGCCCGAATTGCAACGGGAATGACCGCTTCTGGGTCAAGGAATATAACGGCAATGTCAGCGTGAATTGCAGGCAATGTGGTGACTGGAAGGCAATACAAAAAAGACTGCTGGACATGGAGCTATGGCCAATCATGGAGGTAAGCGATTGGCCAAGTCTGCCAA